ACATTGGTAGGAGCATCACCACCCTCATCTGTTAGAAAGTAAGCAATCTTACCATCCTTATTTTGTTTGTTTAGAGAATCGGCAAGTAAACTTGCTAAATCTTCTTCTCTTTTTGCCATTTATAACTTTTTTTAGTTGTTAAATAAATCATCGAATGCCGATGCTACATCTTCTTTAAGAGGAGATGCTTTTTGTGTAGATGCCTTTGGTTCTTCATCATCCCAAGGTAACCCACCACTTTCTTGAGTACCACCCATATCAGTAGATACATTTGATTGTTTAGGTTGTGATTTTGCCGATGCCAATTCCTCATTAATTGGGTTTCCACTACCATTAGATGGCGCAGATGGGTTTAACCAATTTTCCAATACACCCTTCAATTCATCGTAAGATAATTCAGAATATAGTTCTGTAATCTCTTTTTGTGCGTTCAATAATTCAGTTACTGCCTGTGGGTCATCCAAAATTTTAGATACGGCAGGTTTAACTCTGATTGTAGTTGTTGGGTATGCTGCATTTGATTCTTCCGCAGATACTACTTCTAATACAATATCACGTCCTGTGTGTGGGTCTGTAATATCACCATAATCAGGGTCTGCTATATATCCTAAAATATCTTGATATACAGTTTTTCCAAATCCCCAAAACTTAACTCCTTCACTTTCCTTACCTCTTACGATAACTGGTGCGAATGTTCTTAATTTTGGCTCCATTTTCTTACCTGCTTTCCAATCATCAGTATCTCCCGTACGCTTTAGCTTTTCAGCAAACTCTACGATAGGGTCAGGTCTTCCAAATGAAATTGGAGATAGATAAGTTTTGTTGTTAATATTGTAGTGAAAATACAATTCAATGAAAGGATTATCCTTATTGAATTTGTAAGGTACTAAACGGATTTGAGATTTTCCGTTTGCTGGCTTCCAAATGGAATCAGACTTCTTTGTGTTGTTTTGAAGAGAGCTAAATCTCTTGAGTGCTAATGAAATGTCCATTGCTTTTTAAGTTTTAAGTGTTAATAAATTGTTTTAAGTTTGAAGGTTTTATCGCGATTCCCTTATATCTAAATATAACCTTTTTACTTTTCTTGTAACAAATATACAATAAATTTGTTACATTTCCAAGTTTTATTTTGCCCACTTCCCTCTACTCACTAATTGAGAAATTACGGAGTAAACTGCTAGGTCTTGGTAGGTATCTTCAATAGTTTCAGACACTTCATCTGGATGTCCTAATACTACCAATTGCTTTAATCTGTTGATTTTATCGTTCTTTCTGAACCATAGACCATTCAATGATAATTTAACATCTTCTTTAGTTTGAAGTGATGTACCTACTGAAATATTACCAGGTCCATAGTTTCTTTGTTTTTTACAAAAAGTAGTATACATTTCATCCAGAATATTTTTAAATTCAAAAGTCATTTCTGGATAAGTTTCTTCACAATATTCAACTGCGGATTGTTCTTTTTTGGTGTCTAACATAACTTATTTTTTTAAAAGTTTTTTATTTATTTTATTTTTTAATTTGATTCCTATAGCACACATTTCATACTCCTCATATTCTACAAGGGTTTCGATGTTTTCATCTAATAAATTTATGAATTCTTTACTATCAATTGAAAGTGTAATAACAATCGAATATTTGATTATTACATGCGCAAAATCAACGCGAGATTTATTGTTTCGAATTCCAAATGAAATTGAATCAATAATTGCTTTAGACATTTCCATTCTATGAGTTTGGAAAACATCTACAGGGTCTTGAACGTAAATTTGAATAGGTTTGAATCTATTTCTTTTCATATTACTAATATATGAAAAAAAAATCAGAATTCCAACTCCTCCGTATTAAAACTTTTAAAAACTTTTGTAGGAATTTTTTTATATCCAATTGAAGATGTTGTAATAATACAATTTTTAAATTCATCCCAATCAATCATATACGAACTATCTAATATCCCACCCGTCTTTGATTTAACTACTTCATTGAGTGCGTTGATAGTATATATTGTATTTGACTGTTTTTTTCTATGAACTAAAATTGTTTTCCAATCGGATGGTATTGCAGAAGAACCTTTTTTAACATTAAATGTAATGTATAGTTCTCCCTCATTTATTTTATTTTCTAATACAAATACGTTTGGGTTTGTAAGTATATACTGATTTAGAACAAATTCTAACGATTTATCTAACTCTTCTTTTATGGTAAAAAGACATAATAACTGTGTATTCATCTATCTTTGCTTTATTAACTTTACCGATAAATATAAAATTACAAACGAAAAGTGATTTTATTTACTACTTTTCCTAGAATCCACTTTAGAAGCAATACATTGACTTAATCCATCTCCTAATTTTTTCTCAACTTTTTTACTTTCACCAGAAGTTCTCCAGCTATCTTCTACCAATGAAACATTCCCATTTGGACTTGTAATTTCAATATATCCAGTAGTTGCATTTATTTTACACTTCTTTAATAGATGTTGATTCAATTGGTCTCTTCCTTCTTTTGAATTAATATCCCCTTCAAATCCACTTAACTCCGCTAAACATCCTCTAAAATCTTCAGGTCTACTTCCTCTGATACCAGTCACTGCCGATAAATTTTTATCGAAGTTTTCAACCATTAAATCAAAGTGCATTGAATGCATTGCAGTTGCTATGTATGCCGATGTGTGAGGACCATTATTTCCATCCTTATCTGGAAATCCTTTTTCTCTATCGGCTTCACTAATTCCATTTACAATATCACGATGCACTGCTCCAACTAAATCTTTTTCATCATTTTTATTTTTAATTGCCAATGTGATTGATTCTGAATTAAAGTCTATATCTGAATATTTTTGTTTTATTTTTGTAACTTGCGCAAATTCACCAATCTTTGTAAGAATTTTACCAAATGAACCATACCCAACATTTTTACCTTTTTCTTCTTCAGATTTAATATATCGTTGAGATGCTGCTAAAACTTCCGCATTTGATGCGTTTTCTAAATCCACACCATTCGATTTAGCCCATTTATTGAATTCTTTATGTTCTCTTAAAGAACTCATATATGGTTTCATTTCTTCTATTTCTGTAAACTTAACAAAGTTTTCATCAAATTTCATAGATGCAAATGCTCTATTAGTAGCCTGTTTCCCATCTGCACATTTAGCAATACCCTCATCTGCTATTGATATTACTGCTTCGGATACTTCTGGGCCAAATGATTTTTTAATGACACTCAACATATATTCTGGAGTTGTATTTGCCCACATATCTTTCAAATCATTTGCTTTTTTATTTGTAATGTGTAATACGGTAGTTCTTCCATTTTTATCTTGTCCAACTGCCATAGTATCATTAAACCCTAATTTCTCAAATGCTCTGATTTCCCTTTCGTAATGTTCAATATCTTCTGCGTTTCCGGATTTTTTTGCTTCTTCCAATTTATCTTGTAAGTGTGTCGAAACTGCAGCATCTATTCCACCCACTTTTGGATTTGATTGAATAACAATGAATGGTTTAGTTGTATCTATGTTACTACCTGTCTCAACTTCATATAAAGTAGCGTGTGCGCCATCAAAATCCGCTTCTGCCCATTCTCTAAATGGTTTTTCCTGTTCACCAAATCCTTGTTTACCAGTTTTATACCATAACGACTCTGGATTATTTTTTAATCGCTCCAACTCTAAATCGCCCCATACTTTTCTTTCTGCCAAATATTGTACTGCCTCTTCTGCTGAAACTCCCAATTGTTTTGAAATTTCTTTAACTTTTCTAGCATTTGCTTTTGCATTTGCAAGAATATTTTTCTTTTCTACTTCAACTGCTTCTTTGTTATCTTCTTTCCATTTAGAAAATCCTTCACCTTTGAATTCATTTGCAGCACTTGTCAATCTCGCTTCACCATAAGATGGAACCGAACCACCCGCCCCTGCAATACCTTTATCTCTCAATGCATTTACCTCATCGGATTCTTTAGCTATTTCTGAAAAATCACCGTTATTTAACGATTGTCTAATTGATTCTTGACCCGAAGTTAATTTTTTAGATTGTGATGGTGTAGGTTCTGATTGAGTTGGTTCTACACCTTTTTCAGCAGATGATTGGAAATCACTACCACTCAATTTTTGACCCGAAGTGGGGGGAGTTTGTTGTTTAGATGTAGGTTCATCCGCAGATGGTAATTCACCACCATTACTCGCTTTCGCTTTTTCTATTTCAGCAGGGGTTGGTTTATCGTGTTTATCTGGATTAAATGTTTTAACTGTATAAACATTACCCGAATCTTTACCTTTTACAATTTCATCTTCTTTAAGAATTTGTTTTGGATTTGGTCTATGTTTTTGTAGATACGCAAATATAGGAGATGCTTCATCTACTAGTTGTTTAGCAGAATCAACATTTCTTTCTCTTAAAAGTTTTACTAATATTTCTTTATGAGATTCTTTGGTTAAGTTCGGAATTCCTACCTTATAACGTAACTCCTGTAATATTTCATCAAAATTTGGATACATATTTTATCTGTGTTTCTGTATATCTTATAAATATAAAAATTATCCTAAATGAACCAAATTATTGTAACTGGTTCCTTCATCAATTCGAACGGGAAACCCACCCTTTTCCATAATGGTCGGTAAAAGTTTTAAAATCTCTTCCCTTTCCATCGGATGTGTATCTATGAGAAACGCATCATAGGTATATAGAATCAATTTCGATTTCATCCCACTCATTTGGTTTAGGATATCACTCATCTTTTTATAATTCACTTCAGTTTCGAGGGCTTGTAGGAGATAATTAAATACCTTTTGTTCAGTCCCTCCTTCTATTTTAGTGAAATGAATTTCCCTTCCGTATAGAGGTGTTTTCAGAACTCCGGAGATTACGAACTTTTGGTAAACCTCTTTGATGTATTTATCAACCGTTTGGAAAAATGGTATCTCCCTCGCAAACGAATCCAACCCCCCATAGAGGTACTTAAAGGTTAAAGCTTTTGCCGTTTCGTAATCCGTTCCATAAAGATTGGCAAGGTGTTGGTGAGCAGTTTCTCCTTTTGGAAATTCATACCCTACGATTTTTGCAATCAAACGGATGTGGTAAGACTCGTAATCAAATTGTAAGAGAGTACCCCCATCAAAACGGCTAACAAAACAATCTCTACTACCATCGGATTTGTTAAGAGCAGAGTAATTTACATTGAGGTGTCTATTGGATGGTCTACCCGTAGTTGTGTATGGATTGTATTTCGTATACACTTTACCCCTATATATGTGCTTGGGAGAGAAGCTAAATCTATCAATAAATTTTTCCTCTTCGACTTGTACCCCTGCCCCCTCCAGCCTCCCTAACTCTTTTATGGAATCTGAATAAATACGATACCAACTCTGTCGATTTTGTATATCAGGGATTGATTTTAAGAGTTCGTACCACTTCATTAGTGGGATACAATCATTCAACTCATTATAATCGGACCTATACCCCTTAAAAAGAGTTTCTGCCCATTCAGAGAAATTAAATGGTTTACCATATTCTTCGAAGTAAACCCATTCATAGTCTAACCCAACCGATTGTACATATCGATTTCCTAAAACAAGAGTATTTTCATTACAAAGTTTATGTATTGGAAAATTTGGTAAAGTAGAAGCATCGACATGATTGAAATTTATTATACCATCATCGGTTTCAGTTCGGTAATACAGAAACGATAGATGTGTGCCGAATTCATGTGCTTTGGGTGAACCCCACACTGGTATCAATAATCTAATGTTTGGATTAGATTGGACAAAAAAATGTAGGGTATCCTTATTTTCTATTAAGTTCATACCCTACAAATATATAAAATTTATTTCAA